CCACCTGATGGTCGCAGGCCGGGGCGCGGGCAAGACGCGCGCGGCCGCCGAGAACCTAGGCTGGTGGGCATGGCAGAACCCCAACACCCGGTGGCTGGTGTCGGCCCCAACATCCAGTGACCTGCGCGCGACCTGCTTTGAGGGCGATAGCGGGCTGCTATCGGTGATCCCCCCGGTGCTAATCAAGGACTACAACAAGTCGCTGCACGAGCTGGTGCTGGTCAACGGCAGCCTGATCAAAGGCATCCCGGCGTCCGAGCCCGAGCGCTTCCGTGGCCCGCAGTTCCACGGCGGCTGGCTGGACGAGCTGGCCGCGTGGGACTACCTGCAGGAATCGTGGGACATGATCATGTTCGGCATCCGGCTGGGCCAGCGCACCAAGCTGATCTGCTCGACCACGCCCAAGCCCAAGGACGTGGTGCTGGACCTGATCAGCCGCGAGGGCGACGACGTGGTGATCACGCGCGCGTCGACCTACGCCAACATCAAGAACCTAGCTCCGTCGTTCCAGAAGCAGATCCTGCAGTACGAGGGCACCAACCTTGGTCGGCAAGAGATACATGCAGAGATCATTGACCCCGAGGAGGGCGGGATCGTCCAGCGCGACTGGTTCCGGCTGTGGCCCGACGGCAAGCCCTTCCCCAAGTTCGAGTACGTGATCCAGTCCTACGACTGCGGCTACAAGGACAAGGAGGCCAGCGACCCGACCGGCAACATCACGCTGGGCGTGTTCAAGCCGCTGGACGGCGGAATGTGCGTGATGGTGATCGACTGCTGGCAAGAGAAGCTGACCTACCCCGACCTGCGGCCCAAGATCATCGACGAGTACGAGACCGTGTACGGCGAGGGGCGCGAGAAGAAGCGCGTCGACCTGCTGCTGGTCGAGGACAAGGCGGCGGGCATCTCGCTGATACAGGACCTGCAGCGGGCCGGGCTGCCGGTGCGCGGCTACAACCCGGGGCGGGCCGACAAGAGCCAGCGCCTGAGCATCGTGGCCAACATCATCAAGGCCGGACGCGTCTGGGTGCCCGAGAGCAGCGTGCGCAAGGGCTACGTGCGGGACTGGGCCGAGGGCATGGTCAGCCAGATATGCTCGTTCCCCAACACGGCGCACGACGAGTACGTGGACTGCATCAGCCAAGCCCTGCGCTTCCTGCGCGACGCGGGCTGGATCAGCATCGACTTCCCCAAGGAGTGGGTGGACGAGGACGACTACATTGACGCGGGCCAGCGCAGCCGCGAGAATCCGTACGCCGCGTAGAATGCGCGCCATCACCATAGGACCGAGCCATGGCCACTAAACCCTACCGCGACCCCAAGACCACCAAGATCGAGGACTGGAAGTGGCGGCCGCTTGAGCAGGTCCAAGAGCAGCTCGGCGGCATGCGCGAGATCCCCGACTACATCCAGAAGGGCTTTGGCGGGTTCATGAACGAGCAGTCCGGGCGCTCTAAGCGCGGCGAGATGAGCCCACGCGACCTGATCAAGGCGTATACCATCGCCCAGTCCAGCATCGGGCGCGGCGGCCTGTCCCGCGACACGGCGACCAAGACCGGCATGCGTCTGCCCCGCACCGGCGGTGAGGTCCGGCCCGAGGGCGCGTTCGCCGAGTGGCTGGGCTCCAAGGCTGGCCAGAAGTACCTCGACCTAGCCGAGCGCGGCACGGCCGACATGGCGTCCATCGGCGACCTGCAGGGCAAGTTCGCCCCGTTCGGCAAGCAGAACGACCAAGCCGAGAAGATGGTGCTGGCGGCCAAGATGGCCCAGACCATGGGTCCCGGCCTCAACCGCGCCCTGACCGGTGACACCGACGACTTCCGCGACTTCGCCGAAAAGATGAAGGGCATCGCCGGGGCCAAGTCCGGGTTCATCGGATCGCTGCTGGGCCGGGGCGACCTACCCACGCTGGACGCGCGCCAGCTCAACCTGCACACCGACGACGCGCCCGTTGGCGTGGGCTCGATCATGAACCGGGGCAAGGGCAAGGGTGCCCGCGAGGCCGTGGACCGTCTGACGGCCCGCCAGCGGGCCATGATGCTGTCACTGGACCCGGCGCTGGCCGCCCACTACCAGCACCTAGCGCACCACGCCGTCTGGGACAAGGTCGCAGGCGCAAAGACCACGCACAGTGACCTTGTCCGCGCTATGCGCGGATACGCTGCTGGCGGCAGCAAGAAGTCAACACCCAAGCTGCCCTTGCAACTGCCCCAAGCCACGTTGCCGACTGCGCAAGAGATGCAAGCTATTGCCGACCGCGTAGCACGGCAACAGGCTGGCGAACACGTCACCAAGCCCGGCGAGACCACGAGCCTAGCAGGCCGCTCCATCAAAGAAGCCGCGCGCGTGCGGCGGGTGCCTTACGGCCTGACGCCCACCGGCGGTGAGCGCATGACCCCTACCTATGAGGCAAAGAAGGGCGACATCAACGTCGGCCTGCCCGGCGACCAGACGGTAGCGGACGCCCGGCTGGAGCACGTAGCAGGCATCCCAATCAACTCTCAGCAAGAAGGCGGCGCGCGCTACGGCGAGGGCAAACAGGATTTGCCCGAAGCGGAACGGCCATTCTGGGCGTCCGGTGAACAAGCCGCTCAAGGCTTTCAAAACAAGGTCAATGAACTGGCCCAGCTCACCGGGGAAAGCCCTCGGGTTATCGCCCACCATCTTGCCATGGGGCGCATCTCCAATCACTTCGCGCAACATTTTGCAGACGCCAATCTGAAGGCCATCACCAATTCAGGCGTGAAGCCGGAGAACCAAGAGGCGTTCAATCAGGTGATCCGCAACGGGTTCATCAAGTTGCACCCCAAGACCAAAGCGCGCATGCACATATCCTTCCCGAACTTCCCCGGCGTGCATAAACCGGAAGAATCGTTTGCTGCAATGCAACAAGACCCCGAGATGCGCAAGTGGTTCAACAACCGCATGAAGACGCCCAACGTCACCAAGGCGTTGGGCCTGCCCAACGGGCTGGACATTGAATACGCCATCACTGAGCCCGCGCTGCGCAACTTGGAGATCAGCATGACCGGGCACTCGGTGGGCAAAATGCGCCCCGGAGCCGAGCTGGTAGAAGGCGCAGATCACAACACCTACAGCCACAAGATTTTGGGCGACGCGCTGGGCGCGGCCCCCGAGCTGGCCCCGGTGGATATAGCGTTCCCTGACGCCTCCGACTACATCCGCAAGCACTACAGCCCGTCGGACTTCACCGGCACGATCCAGAAGGTCTACCCGCATCAGATTGTGGACGACCGGTTTTTGAACCACATCAACGAGTATTACACCAAGCTGCGCAAAGCGCGCGGGTTTGCTGATGGCGGCGCGGTCGAGCCCGACAAGGACACCATGCTGGCCCACCTGATGCTGCACAAGACGCCCGACTCGGTGAACATTAAAGACGTCGGCGTCAATGAGGCACCCGACCTGCCCGTCAAGGCGTACGTGTCGCCCAATGGCCAGTCAGGCACCGGCATGCCTATCGGCGGCGTGGACTTCCAGCCCTTGACGCCCGGCAACCAGTTGATGCCTCTGCAAGCTGGCCAACAACCCGGACAGCCACCGATGCCCGGCCAGCCACCGCAAGGCGGCATGCCCCCACCCGGAGCCCCCGGCGCACCGCCACGGCCCGGGGCACCCCAGAGCAACATCCTGTCCCTTACCCGGCCGGGGCAGGCCATGCAGGCCCTGCGGCCCAACCCACAGGCCATGCCGCAGCAGCCCGGACCGACTATGCCCAAGATGGCTGAGGGCGGAACGGTTGAGGAGATGCGCAAGGCTATCGCCGGTGCGGCCAAGTCGTCGGGCATGAAGGCCCCCGTGGTGGCCAACCGCGATCTGACGACCATGCAAGACAGCTACGAGTCGCTCAACGACCGCGTGCGCAAAGGCGCAATGGACATGCAGGACATGATCGAGTCCATGCCGTTCAAGTACGAACCGGGCCAACACGTGTTCACGGCGCACAGCGCCCGCACAAATTTGCCGCCCTTCCAGATCGTGCGCAAGACGCTGCACGGCAACACCCCTGTGCGCGAAGATCACCCCAAGCTGGGGCCGGGTATGGGCAAACCCGTCAAGGACCCGGTCACCGGTAAGACCAAGCGCACGCCCTACGAGCCCGGCTACCACGTCCGACGGGAAGTTAACGGCGAGACGCAGGAATACCGCATTCCTGAGTCGGCCATTCTTGGCCACCTCAAGGCGGGCGGGTCAACCCATGACATTGAACTGACGGAGCGCAAGCTGTGAGCTTCTATTCCCCTATCGACCGGCTGGCCCAGACCCTGCCCCGTCCAAAGGGGACCGGAGCGGAGTTCATGACCGAGTTGAGCAAGATGCCCGGCTACAAGGCGCAGGAGGCTGAGGACCGTGGGCTGCAGGCGCTGGTGAACATGCCCAAGATGGAGCGGGCGCAGTTCATGGAGGCGCTGAAAAGTAAGCCGCCCGTGGTGCCGGAAACGCGAATGCTTCAGACGCCCCATCATGAGACTTACACATTACCGGGCGGAGAAAACTACCGTGAGTTTGTGTTGCGGCATCCGCAAGGAGAATTTGCAGGCGTGCCACATCACTTTGGTGGCATACCCAACATACTGGCCAGTGTGCGCGCCAAGGACCGCACCGGTCCCAATGGCGAGAAGATTCTGCACATTGAGGAATTGCAATCCGACTGGCATCAGCAGGGGCGAGAAAAAGGCTACAACGATCCGAAGGAAGTAAACGGGTGGAAGGTTGTCAGCGTAGACCCAGATGATCCAAATGAGATCGCCGTGGTTGATAAAAATGGCAAAGAAGTATGGGCTGGCTTAAACAAATTTGGTACAGACCGGCAGGTCATTGACAAAATTGCATCGCAAATGCTGATGCCCAATGCCCCGTTCAAAAAGAACTGGCATGAGATGGCGCTCAAGAAGATGATCCACCACGCCGCAAAGAGCGGCTATGACGCCATTGGCATCACACCGGGCGCGGAGCAGGCGGATCGGTATGGTTTTGGCAGACACATTGACACACTACGGTATTTTCCCGAAATTGGCTCATTGCATGGTCTAAAAAACAAAAGGTTTGTGTTTGGGGAGCAAAACATAAAACCGGAAGAATTGCACAAGCATATTGGAAAAGAGTTGAGTGAAAAAATACTAGTTCAACCACAAGACCCAGTAAATGGTCAAATGTTGTCTGGAAAAGAAAACTTGCATGTCGGTGGCGAAGGCATGAAGGGCTTCTACGACAAAATCGTGCCCAACTTCCTGAACCAGTTTGGCAAAAAGTACGGCGCAAAAGTGCAATTGGGAACAATTGCGGGCATGTCATTTCCAGATTATCTTGCCAAAAGAAATATAGAACTTCGTAACGGGGAAATGTTTTCTAGCGGTTTTCCATTGCATTCTTCCGCAGTAAAAAAAGCTTACGAAGAAGAAAATCCTATAGGACACGTACTAGGACATACGTTCCCCATCACCCCAGAGATGCGTGCAGACGTGACCAAGAACGGCGTGCCGCTGTACGCCGATGGTGGACCCGTACCACCCCTACGCCCATTGAGTCCACAACTTGCTGCCCTGCGTGAGCAAATGGCCCAGCAGTCCGCATTGAACAAGGCATACGACGAGGCCATGAAGAACGTGTACACCAACCAGATGCCGACCTTTGCGCAGTGGCTGGCGTCGCAGGGCAAAGCTGAAGGTGGCAAAGTAGAAAACAAAGCTGAATTCCTAAAAGGCAGCAAAGTTAAAGACGTGTTGTACCGTGGCGGGGTTGGCTACCCAGATATGCCGGAAGACTTTCTAAAAGGCAAAGCACGACCCGGTTACGCTACGTTTGCATCCACCTCCCCGCACGTTGCTGGAAGTTACGCGCACCCTGATCACGATGAAGTTGGCGCGATTGCACCTATGCACATCAAGGCGCACACGGTGCATGAATTCCCGGTGACCACCGATAAACACGGGTCTCGTCGATTTAGCAAAACTGCGTTTGACCAGCGCGCACAACAACTGCAACCGGGTCACGCGTTGGTAGCTCGGCAGGTATTTGACTACGGCCCACGAGCCAATACCAAAACAGACCCCGACAAGTTGTACAGTTACCCCAGCGACATCTACGCTTGGAACGACGGCACCGAAGTTAAGTCCGCCTTGTCCAAAGCCAAGGGCGGCAGCATCAAGCCGGTCGGCTACACTAAAGAGCAAGTTACAGTTTCACCAAACCTCGACGCCATGCGCTACGAGCTAATGAGCGTGAAGCGTTACACCAAAAAGGTTAAATGATGGCAGAACAAGACGACCTAAACGACCCCGAGTTGAACGAAGACGGATCGGCGGACGTTGAGCTGCCCGACGATATATCCGACGTTGTGGAGATGCCCGACGGCTCTGCTGTAGTGAGCATGGAGACGTCCGGCCCGGAGGAGTCGCCTGATTTCTACTCCAACATGGTTGAGACCATGGACAGCTACGAGCTGAACAGCTTGGGCATGCGCTACGTCAACCTGCTGGACAAGGACAAAAACGCCCGCGAGGAGCGCGACAAGCAGTACGAAGAGGGCATGAAGCGCACCGGGCTGGGCAAGGACGCACCGGGCGGAGCCAACTTCTACGGTGCATCCAAGGTGGTGCACCCGGTTATGGCCGAGGGCTGCGTGGACTTCGCATCCCGTGCCATCAAGGAGCTGTTCCCACCGGACGGCCCGGTCCGTACCAAGATCATCGGCGAGGTCGACGACCTGAAAACCCAGCGGGCCGAGCGCAAGCGTGACTTCCTCAACTGGCAGATCACCGAGCAGATCGAAGAGTTCCGCGATGAGCAGGAGCAGATGCTGACCCAACTACCACTGGGCGGATCGCAGTTCCTGAAGATTTGGTACGACGAGCAGAAAAAACGCCCGACCGTCGAATTCTTGCCCATCGACAGAATAATTTTGCCGTTTGCGGCCACCAACTTCTACACCGCCCAACGCGCGGCCGAGGTCCACGAGATCACCGAGTGGGAATACAACCGGCGCGTG